TACCTTTTACTTTACGGTAAACGTTGATGTGGTCTAAGATAATCTCACCAGCATTAAATGATGGAGTTGAAGCTTTTTTAACTAAATAAGTTGGAACACCATCAATATACATCAAAAAGCGATTCTGAACTTTTGGTTCAAACGCGGTGAACATTATTTCATTTGGATCTAATACTGCCATTGTATTGTTGTTTTATATAAATATTAATAATTTAAGTTTCTTATGAACCAAATTCTACACCAGTTGGTAAGATGTTGAAATCTAAGAGGATAAATTCAGCTGTACGAGTTGGTTGTAAGTAAATTTGTCCTACTAATTGATTACGATCAATTACATCTGGAGTGTTATTTGTATCATCCATTACTACTTTGAATGCATATAAACCTTGTCTTTGTTGTACACTTTCTAAGTATGGAGTAACTTGAGATAAGAAACGATTTCTTGTTACAGTTGTATTTTGTTCAAATACTAATGTCTTAGCTACATTACCAATGTAACGCTTAAGAGCAATTAATAAACGACGAACATTAATACGATCTAAAGCGCTAGCTTTTTGTTGTAATGTTTTCTGACCAAATGCTGTTACACCAACATTAGGGAAGGTAGCGATTGGGTTAACTTTACCAGCATATAAATTATCACGATTTACTGGAGATAATTTTCTTTCAGCTTGAATAACACCACCTAATCCACCTCTATTCAAACCAGCAGGTGCAAACCATTCAGCACTTACATTATCACTGAAAGCATAAACACCAGCCATAATAGTTGAAGCAGGTACCCAAACTAACTTACCAGTTTCTTGAGATACTACTTGAACCCATGGCCAATAAGCACCAGCGTAGTTAGTATTAACTGTAGCAGCTGAATTTACAACACTTGTTAATGTACTGTTATATTCTTTTAAGTCAGTGATATAGAAATAATCACCTCTGTTTTCAGCGTTAGTTATAAAACTAGTTACAGCTGATGAGTGTAAAGATTTGATCAAACCTGGAGTTACTAATAACTCATAATCATATTCATCTTTATTAGATAAAATATTACTAGCTGTTAAATAATTAGCTGATGGTAAACCTTGAGTTGTAGCTCCTATATTTCCAAATAATGTATTTCCAATAGTTGAAATGTTATATCCTAATCCATCACTAAATGATCCACCATAAGAACCAGATCCAGCAAACGGTAATGAAGCTGAATAGCTAGTACCATATAAAATACCTAATTGAGATGTTACACCAACACCACCAACATTGTTAAAATAATTTGGAGTAGCACCAAATACAGATTTAACTCTTACATAGCGGCTATTGTTTGGATAATCACCAGATATTTGAATATAAAAACCACCCATATCAGCATCATAAGACAATGTTTTGGATTGGTCACCAATCACAGCAGCTATATAGTTTGGTTGATTTGGATCTAAAGATACATTAGTGAATGTTTCTAATACAACTTTATTAAGTGTATTATCATCACCACGACGAATTAAAACAGTGAATGTACCTTGAGATTCGTTAACATTTGTAACTTCCCATCTTACATTTTCTAAAGATCCACTATCTAAACCACCGTTGGTTAAATAAGAACTTGTATTATGTGTCATTAAACCATAGTTTAATGTTTCTAATACAAATGATTCTGTTACATTAGTTAATGATACATTACCACTTCCGCTGGTCCAAACAGTAGCTGTTGATGGAGTAAATGAACCACTAGCAACTCTTGTTACTAAAATAGTTTCACCACCTTGTTGGAAGTAGTTATAAGCTGCTATTGAGGTTAAAAACTCATAGCTAGCACCACCGCTAACAAATGAACCACCAAAACGGTTGATGTAATCACTATACGAAGTAACCACAGTTGGAATGTATGGTTGACCTTTAACAGTTGGTCCAACTAATGCTAAACCAACAGTAATTGGTAACTGGGTTATTTGAGATAAATCATTCTCACGGGTTAATACACCTGGAGAAATTAATGTTTCTTGCGCCATGTTTTAATTAGATTTTGTCTACTGATAAATATATGAAATGATTTATAAAACGAAGAAGCCCCGACATTGCTGTCGAGGCTTTCTTCTATATTAACTCCTAACACCTAACAATACATATTACGCTTTTACTTCTCCTGTCTCAAGATCAATAGTACCTTCACCATATTTTTCTTGTAACTGAGTAGCTAATTGTTTTTCACGTTCAGCTATTTCTTTTTGGTAATTTTCTAACAAATTAAATTTTTGTAACTCTAACTCACCAACAGCTAATGCTAAATTAGCATAGTCTTGTTTAATGTCTTTAATAGACTTTAACTCTTCAGTTGTTAATTTTTTTGCGATAACACTCATAATTATTTTTTAGTTGATTTTTTAGCTGGTTTTTTAACTGAAGCTTTTTTAGTAGCAGCTGGTTTTTTCTTAGTAGCTTTTTTCTTAGCAATAGTTTCAGCAATTGGAGCTGGTGTCACTTCAGGGGCTAAATCATCAATAAATGGATGAGTGTCAGTGTTGGCTTCTTTTAAGTCTTTGTTTTGTTGCTTATTGATAAGCCAAAGTCCAACAACAACAGAAATAATAGCAGCTAAAATTAAAAATGTTACCATAATTTATTTGTTTGATATAAATATATACAAAATTTAAAAAACAACCAAATTTACTTATAATGTTCTCCTCCAACCCACAAAACAAATGAGCGGCGTGTTCCTTTAGTTACTGGTGTTACACGGTGCATCATGTATGAGGGAAATATAAATACTAATCCTTTATCTTTAGGTGCTTGTATAATTTCATTTCCACCTTTCCAATACTCTAAATCACCACCTTCATATTCATCAGGTCCTGATAATTGAACAGTGAGTGATATTTTTCTTAATGAAGGATTACCTGGTCCAAAATCTTGATGCCATGTATAATGTCCATTTTCTGTAGCATAATATTCAGTATACTGAATTAAATCTTGTACTGAGTATAAATCAAAATGCCATAGTGCATTGTTGGCCTGAACAGCCATATCCATTAATTTAAAATATAACCAATTCCATTGTTGATTATTTGGTATCCATTTAACAGATGATGATCTAACTTCTTTACCATTTGATTTTGAATCTATAGTTGATGCTTGTTCAAAGTTCAATGTCGCTACATCTTTGTAAACTTTGTCTAACTCTTCATTATTAAAACCATTTGTATAATAATAATAATTTTGAGGATCATTTTGTTCTTTTGAAAATAAAAATGACATGTTTTAAATTTTAAATATATAATTTACATAATTTTCTTGATCACCATATCTACTAGGTATATCTTGTATATCACATCCATCAGTTAAATAAGCCCAATCCTCAACACCTAATTCTTTAAATCTTTTATTTATAGCATCATTATAAAAATTAGCCATAGTTCTAATACGTCTTTGAATATCTGATCTTGAGTCGGCCTGACTATTTTCATCAGTTTTATTTTGATGAAGATATATAAATTGAAGATAACCAAGAATTGGTATTTTACAAAACTTAGTTTTTAGAAATGTTCTTATCATTAGCTCATAATCATCTGCTATTGTTAAATTTCTATTATGTCCACCTAAATTTAAATAAACATCTCTACGCCAAGCTCTAATATGATTAGGTATCCCAACAATATGACGAATTGTTTTTGGATTTATATTATGTTGATCACATACTCTTATTGTATGTCCTTTATAGTTTTCATCTCTGTATTTTCCATATCCAAGACCAAATCCTTCCTCATAAACATATGAGTCCATTTTTTCACTTACCTCAGCCCAATCTGTAAAAAAGAAACCAGCATCTGGATATGTTTTGCTAACCATGTGTAGATACTCAGTGCATCTTTCAGTTAAAATATCATCATGATCTAACTCAGCTAGTAAATAACCTCTACATAACATAGCGGCTCTATATTTTACATCACCAATATTACCATTACTTTTTTCTTTAAAACTGTATACTTTTACTCTATGGTCTTTAGCAGCTAATTCTTCAGCTATTTTTGTAGTTAATTCATCTGTAGAGTCATCTACTAAAACCCATTCCCAATTTACATAAGTTTGATCTATTAAAGACTGATATGTTCTATATAATTTTTCTCCAGTTTTGTAAATTGGAGTAAAAAATGAAATTAATTCAGATGTATTATTTTCTAACATCTGGATCATAGCACAATAATATGCTTTAGTACCTAAATCTAAATCAACATCTTTTACATGAATCCATTTTTTTCTTACTTCAGCTGGTTGTCTGTATAAGTTAGGAAAATCAGTATCACTTTCACCTACTGTGACAATAGCATTTGGATTATAATTTATTAAAATAGAGTCAATGTTATTATCATTTGTAGTATAAAAAATATCTAACTTATCTTCTTCATAATTATAAAGTTGCTTAGATCTAAGTTCTGGTAAACCTGGGCCTATATATAATATTCTTGGTAAATTAGCTTTTCTAGAGAATGTTAAATGATTATAATAACATAATACCTCATCTATAAAATGAAATTTATCAGCATGTTCTTTATAAAATGGTTCTATAAATCTACCATCAGCATCATATCCTTCCTCATATTGTCTTGTTTTATATAAATTAGCTTCAATTATATATTGAGCTGAATCTATATGTTGTAGTTTCATATGCTCAGGACCTATGTCTCTAACTTTTAAACCTGTAAAATCTTTACCTCCAATATATTGTTTATAAACAAATGCCTTTTTATCTGGATGTTGTTTTATTGCTTTTTCAATACTAGTATAAAAATCAGAATGTAATATGTTATCATCATCTAATATACTTACAAATCCTTCATCAATGGTGTTTATAATATCACTTAGCTGTGGATACAAATAATCTGTACCATTGCTTTCTATATAATAAATTTTTGTTGGTAGTTGTTTTAATTCATTTATTAAAACCTTATCAAAACTTTTTACAATGCTAATGTCAAAAATTATATACCATGTCACATCTAAAGGACTAGGAAATACAGTGTCTCTAATAATTCTTAAATTACTTAATCTAGTACAACGAGTTAATAAATGTAGTTTTATCATTTATTAAGTTTTTGTTTAAAGAAATTTATATTATCTAGTAATCGTTTTTTATCATGATTATGTTTAGGGTCATCAATAATTTCCTCTATTAATTTTAATCCTTCATCATATCTATCTGTCCAATAACAAGCCACTGATAATTCATCATTTACATACTTTCCATAGTTAAATTCATTTATGAATAGTAGGTATTTTTGTTTAACTAATTCTACATCTTTAGATTGAGCCTGTTTAAGATATTGATATGCTTTTTCTGATTGTTTTTTATTGTTAAAGTAATTACCTAAAATAAAATATGGTTCTGCTCTATCTGAATAGATATCAATTGCTTTTTTCATTTCTTGTTCTATTAAATTAGAATCACCATCTAGTCTAATATAACAGTTAGCTATTCTTAGTTGAGCTTCAAAGTGTTCTTCAAGCCAATTACCTCTTATCTTAGTATATAATCTAAACCACCTAATTGCTTCCTCATGCATTCCATAGTCCATATAACTTTGAGCTGTATAGAAAATAGAGCGTAAGTTTAAATCATCTGGGTCATCAAGTAAGGTGTCAAAAAATTGTTTTTTTAATTTTTTAGCATCTTTAAGATATTTTTCTGGATCTGCTTTTCTAGCTCCTATATCCTCTGATGAAACATAAAAGTCATAGTGAGTTAAATCACCTGTTGTGAAATAAGGATTATCTATAGTTTTAATAACTGTATGAGCTACACTACAAAACTTCCATAAACGCTTAGCATTAAATAAAGTAAAAGCTTTATAGTTAGTTGTTCCTCGTTTTACATTAGCTAAATAAACATCATGACCAACATCTTGTTGAGTAAATTTAAACTCACCAATTAACGGATCATCAGCATCTATTTGTAGTATGTAATCTGCTTTGTATTGAGCTCGTTTCATTAACAAGCTCTTATTATAACCAAAATCTTTGAACTCATCAATATGGAGTTCTCCTGGTATGTTTTTTTCTTTAAAAAACTCAGTAATTATTTCTCTAGTATTATCTGTAGAGCCAGTATCACATATAACCCAGTAACTTATATACTTGTATATAGATTCTAAGGTTCTTTTAATGATATGAGATTCATTTTTGCAAATAGTTGCAAAACATATAGTTGGGTTTGTCATAACAGATTTTAAGTATCAATCAAATATCAAAAAAGAATAAATGGAATAGTCTAGCATTTTCTAGAGCATCACCAAAGTATTCTGTAGCTGAGTGTAACCTTTTAGAGTCAAACATAACTAAACGATTATATACATTTGCTACTCTATCTACTTCTTCCCAAGATGTTTTATCATAGAAATTTAATTCATTACTTACACCTTTAAATGTTTTTTGATATAACTCTCCTGTTTCACCATCATCAAAACGAGTAGCGCCTGTTAACTTACTTCTGTAAGAGGCAGTACCTGTTTGTAGTGGGGCATCTGGTGTGAGATACACCATTGCAGCGTAGTTTTGAGTGTCAATATGATACACAACATGATCATATGAGGTACAATATTGAAACTTACCATTTGCATAGTTTGGATGATTCCAATTAAGTATTGGTCTACCTAAAAGTTCCTCAAATTTTTCTTTAGTACCTTCTAATATAAAACGATCTAAACTTCTTCTTCCTGTATGATATCCTGAATAATCAAATGCTATGTTTTTTATAACATAATCTCTGATCATGTCAGGATCATTGTAGAAATTATCTACAACAACTAAACTTTTTGGGGCGTTTGTAAATCCTGATTTTGAAACAATCCAAGATTCAAGATTACCAATATTATTTGTTATTTCATTTCTTGAAATAACACTTATTGGTGTTTTACTATAACCTTTATTTACATCAAAACTAAAACCTAAAACATCAAAAGATGGATAAACTGCTTTTACATCAGGTCTATAAACAATACTGTATTTAATATCTTGACTACCTAATAATAAACTAGTAATTTCTGATGTTTTATGAGCAATCCAACCTGTAACTTTATAAGTATTTCCTAATAATTGGATTGAATCAATATACCATAGTATGTTTTCATTATTAGATTCATGAGCCATAACTTATTATTTTTTATTAAGGAGCTGGTGTTGGAGTAGCTGAACCTGTACCCCATGGTAATGGAGCTGGTACATGCTGTGGATTTGTTTGGTCATTGATTTGTTTTTGAATTTGTTGTTGCATGTGTGGTTGAGCACCAACAGTTACAACTTCTAACCAATCAATAACTTCTTCCTCAGTTAAATTCTCAAATGGAATAAAACTTCCAGATGGAGCAGGCATTGGAGTAGCACCAGCAAATGATCCACTGTATCCATTTTCATTTACTCCTTTGTAATTGTATCGTACAAGAGTTACAACATCATTATGGTCATCACTACCAGTTGGTGCGATTTCTAATTGTGTAACAGCAAATGTGTAAGTTAAAGACATCTTTTATCTATTTTATAGTTATAAATATTTTAAAATTACTCAGGTGTTACAAGTTTAAAAAAAGTAGT